TGGACGGCACGATGTACGACAAACTGCCGCACCCGTTTCACACCGAATCGACCGGCGCTGATGAATATGTCCCGCTGCGCGACCGGCGCCCGAGCGTCAGAACCAATCTTTGCCGCACTGTGGTGGATGATTCGATTGCCCTGCTTTTTTCCGAAGGGAATTTCCCGACCGTAGAGCTGCCGAACCTCGATCAAAAAAAGCAGATGAAACGCCTACTGGATGAAATCGGGCTGAATGAAGTCATGATCGACGCGGCGACGCGCGGCAGCGTGGGCAGCATTGCCATCATGCTCAAGGTACTTAAAAACCGAGTTTTCTTGGGTGTCATGGATACCGACACCCTGACGCCGGAATGGGATCCGCAGGCGCCAGATACACTGGTGACAGTCGCCGAGCAGTACAAGGTCAGCGGCAAAGACCTTGATGCTGCGGGCTATGCCATCCTTGACGACGAGCTTGGCGCCACATTCTGGTTTCGTCGCGAGTGGGACGCGAATGCAGAGACGTGGTTCTGGCCATGGAAGGTCGCAGACGACGCCACGACCACGCCAAGCGTCGACAATGAGCGCACCGTTACTCACAAACTGGGTTTTGTGCCGGTCACCTGGGTGAAAAATTTACCCGGCGGTGATGACATCGACGGCGCATCGACTATGCACACCGAGGCGATCGACTGTCAGATTGAAGTCGATTATCAGCTGTCGCAGGCTGGCCGTGGACTGAAATTCATGTCCGACCCGACCCTGGTGATTACCGAGGACGGGGATAGTGGCAATCAAGGGCCAAGGATCAAGGGCGCCGCCAACGCGCTGATGCTGGACAAGGAAAGCGACGCCAAGCTGCTGGAAATCAACGGCGCCGGCGTGGCGGCGGTCATCGACTACGTCAAGCATCTGCGCGAGATTGCGCTCGAAACCATGCACGGCAATCGGGCGAGCAATGAAAAAATTGCCGCAGCGCAGTCCGGCCGTGCCATGGAAATGCTGAATCAGGCCCTGATCTGGCTGGCGGGTAAGCTGCGAATCAGCTACGGCAAGGGCGCCATCATCGATCTGGTCGCCATGATTGTGCGCGCGTCCGACAAGTTGGCGCTGCAATTCAAGGATGGCACCAAGATAGGAAAATTCGACCAGGCTGCGCAGATCAGCCTGCGCTGGCCGGCATGGTACTCGCCAACCCTGGGTGACATGCAGGCGCGCGCTGTGACGCTGGGCCTACTCGTCGACAAAGCGCTACTGAGCCGCGAGACCGCGATCAAGATCCTCGCAGCCGAGTACGACATCGAGGACGCTGCCGCCGAAAAGCTGCTGGCCGACGCCGATATGGCAGAGCGCAATGCAAACGCCACCATTACTGCGACAATCCCGGAATAACGGTGTCTCAAACTGCAAGTCTCACAAATTAAGGTCTCATAAGTCGGTTTTATTAGGTGTGAGACACGATTTTTGAGGCTTTTTCGCAGTCTCAAAACTTAGAAGTGTGAGACTCGCGAAATTACGGAGTAATCCATGGCAAATAGCAGCTCGCAGGCGGAATTTATCGTCCAGACCCCCGGAGTGCTCAATGCAGTAGCCGGCGCGGTAATGATGGCGCTGGACCTGAACAACAACCCACAAGCCGCCAGCAACAACAATCCCGTGCCGATTGTTGATGCATATGACGCGCCCGTCACAGCGACATGGACCGCAGCTACCGCGCTGAATGCCGCAATCGTGCTGGTCACTCAGGGCATGGATTCGGTCGCGGTGACAATCCAGCCGAGCGGGACGATTACCGCCGGCGCGATCACTTTCGAGGTGTATGACGGCGCCAATTGGGTACCGATTAAATGCGCCCGGGAGACGAGTTACAACACCGACAGCACTTACAGCCTGGTAGGGGCTGGCGCGATTCAGGGCTGGACGGTCCCCGCTGCCGCATTCCCACAAGTCCGCATCCGACTGTCGACCGCCATAACGGGCACGTCGCCCAGCGTGCTGGTGACTGCAATCGCCAGCAGCGCACCGGATGTCTCTGTCGTGACTGCTGACCTTGACCCGCAACAGGCCATGCACCCTGGGGTGCTGACCCTGCAGGCGCAGCAGGTTGTCAACATCGGCAGCGCGTCCGCATCGTCCGCCGTCGTGCAGGCGACCACCAATCGAATCGTGCTGATTGCGTCATCAGCGTGCTGGGTGGCCATTGGCAGCGCGCCAAATGCAGTCTATGCCGGCGCCGGGTGTATTTTTGTCCCTGCCGGTATGCCGCTGCCACCCATCGCTGTGACGGGTGGCGTGACCAAGGTCGCTGTGGTCGAGTCCAGCGCCGCCGGTTACCTATCTATTCTCGAATCCGTGTAATTTCCGAACCACCGGCTTGATGCCGGAAGTCAATCCAGCCCGCTTGATGCGGGCTTTTTCTTTTTGCGAGGGCCAGATGCTCAATCGTCGATTTTTTACCCGCCAGACCCGTCTCATGTCCGATGAACCCAGTGCAGCAGCAACGACCGTTACGCCACCCGCGCCCGTTTCGGGTAAGGAGACGTTCAGCCGCGAGTACGTGCAAGAACTGCGGCAGGAAAATGCCAGCTACCGCACTCGCGCCCAGGACGCCGAAAAGCGCGCGCAGGAGGCCGCAGATGCGGCAAAGGCCGCGAAAGAAGCCGCTGATGCCGTGGCAGCGAAAGCGGTGACCGATGCAGATGCTCGCGTCGCCGAAACGCACTCCAAGGCCGAGCAGCGCGTGATTCGCGCCGAGCTGAAAGCTGAGGCGATCAAGGCCGGCATGGTCGATCTGGATGGCTTGATGCTGGCCGATCTGACCGCCGTGAAGATTGACGAAAATGGCGAGGTCGTAGGCGCCGCCGAAATGATGGCCGCGCTCAAAGAGTCAAAGCCGTACCTGTTCGGGACGAAGGTCGCCAGCACGGCAAGCCCTGAAAAGCCCCCGAAAAAAGAAGATCCCAAACCGTTTAACGCCAAAACCGCCACCCCTGAAGAGCTGACGGCGAAAGCGCGTGAGCTTGGGATCACCCTCAAGAAACGCTAAGCAGCATCCGCAAGCCCGTGAGTCCAGACGACGAGGGCAGATAAAACACCCATCGTTTAAGGACTCATAATGCCTCTCAATAATCTACCGACCGCGCTGCAGTCGGTCATTCAAGCCGGCTTTCTCGAACATCAATTCGGGCTGCCGCTGAAAGCAAAACTCGGTTTTCGTGAGATTGCCGACCGCGAACCGTTCACGGGCAACATTGGCGAGACAATCACCAAGACCCGAAGCGGCCTGCTGGCTGCGGTCACCACTCCGATGGCCCCTGCTGCAAACACTGACCTCACCAGCGGCCTGACCCCGCAGACCTTCAGTGTTGAACAGTACATCCTGCAGGTGGCGCAGTACGCGAATAACGCGATGCTCAACATCGTGACGCAAAAGGTTGCGATCGCTGACATCTTCCTGCGCAACGCATGGACTCTGGGCGAACAGGCATTTCGCTCGATCGACACCCTTGCGCAGCAGGCGCTGTACAACACTTACATGGGCGGCAATACCCGGGTGCGCGTCACCCTGGGCGGCGCCAACGTCACCATTTCGGTAGATGACATTCGTGGCTTCCAGACCACGCTGAACAGCGCCGGCCAGGTCGTTCCGATTTCCAGTGCCAATCCGGTGAATGCGACTGTCGGCTCCGACGTGTACAGCCTGACGGGCGCGACCGCTGACGGCACGAACGTTTCGACCGCGCCGGGCGGCATTTCCGGGACGCTGACGTTCGCCACCAGTGTGACCGTTGCCGATGGCACCGCCGGTAACGCCGTGGTTTCTGCTGTGGCCCCGTACGTCATTCGCCCGAGCACTAGCTCCGGTAATGTAATGGCGGCGACCACTGCAGCCATCTCCGGCGCGAGCGATATCAACCTCGGCAAGCTGACCATGCAAATGGTCCTTAACGCCAAGGCCACCATGTCGGCCAATGCCGTGCCGCCGGTGGACGCTACCGGGCTGTACCACCTCTACATCGACCCGATCCAAGCGACCGGACTGTATAACGACCCGGCGTTCCAGCAGTTCTTCCGCGGTCAAGTTGGCTCGGAAGAATACAAGAAGGGCGTTATTGCCGAAATGCTGGGCGTGCGCATCATCGAGACCAACCTGAATCCGGTGCAAACCCTTGCCGGTGTCGGTGTTGTTCGTCGCGGCATTCTGGTGGGTCAAGGCGCGTTGGTTGAAGGTGAATTTACCAATACCGCTTACTCCGAAGCTCTGGCCGGCGTGGATCGTGACGACCTGATCGTCATCATCGACGGCATTGCTCACGTGACTCGCGAGCCGCTGGACGCGCTGAAGCAAGTTGTGACCCAGACCTGGTCGTACATCGGTGGCTTTGTCGTCCCGTCCGATACCCTGGCCAATCCGAACACCATCCCGACGGCCAATAATTCGGCTTACAAGCGCGGCGTGATGCTGGAATCGTTGTAATCAAAGCGGGGCGGTTTAATCGCCGCCCTGTTTTCTGGAGTGAGCAATGGACGAACAAGAACAGATCGACAGCCAAGGCGTTGCCGAGCAACCT